TGCGGAAAAGAAGATGACACTGGTTGAAGAGGGGGAGCCTCCCCATCGTCATCCCATTGTTGTAGGGTTTTGCTAAGTGCGGTTTTAAAGGCAGTTTGGATGTCAGGCATTTGAGGTTCCTCCTGTTATAAGCATGACGATAACGATGAAAGCAATGAGTCCGATGGACTGTATTGTGGTGAGCAGTAGGTCATCCATCCCTTGCTTGTCGCCAAGCAGTACACCCTGTATCCATTCGGACTCAGGCGTACATTCAGGGGGTGGTGGTGTATAGGTTAGGCCGATCTTGACCTTACCTGTATCGTAGGGTGGGTTGTTCATTAATTTCTCCTTGGGGTTGGGATTATTTGTCCAAGAGTAGACAGAAGTCAATAGGGTCTCCAGTATAAAATATCTCCTATAAGTATTATTACCAATAACAAAAGTACTACTCGCTCAAACTTTTCCCATGGTGTCAGCATTTCTTTTCTCCTTCCCACAGGTCAATCATCTTTAAGAAGCCAACGCCATCACGGGCCTGCTCGTACGATTCGTACAACACAATCGAATCGCTATCGATGCCCACGCAACGGCCATCGCTCAGTAGGAGGAAGTCAACCATGCACCCCCCGCCCATGTTCTCGGTAAATGTTTTCTCTACGTATGTCATTTGAATGTCTCCTTGATGTAGTCGTTAGCTTCGCGCTTGGTATCGAATCCCATGTAATCTCCGTCTTCGTTTATCCACTCGCCTGAGAAGTTCTTGCCGAAGATGACCCAGATGTCACCTACCCTCTCAGGTTCCCAACAGTTCTGGTCATTGAACCCTTCCATGTACAGTTGATGCACAACCTTCTTGCACGTTGTGTCGTCCACACCCGTGAGCCTCTCCAACTCAGCGGGGTGGTTCTCCTCAAGTAGCAACGCTATCTTGTCTTTGAAACTATCCATCTCTTCCTCCTTCTGTGCTTGCTCATCGAGCATGCGTTGATGATCTGCCAACATGTTGGCGTAGTGGTTGTCTAGTCCGTTCATTTCATTTCTCCTTTGATAAAAACACGGGGCAAGTCAATCATCCATTCGTAGCTGTCCATGCCTGTAACTGGGTCAACTTTGTACACGTTCACGTTGTACCAACCATCGCATTCATCATCGAGGCAGTGGATGTTGAACGAGTGCGTGTCTGTGCCCCACCACCAATCACCTTGTTCGATGATTTCATCTTTGTACTTGGCGATGAGATCATCTGCCTCCATTTGCAGTTGTGCGTCAGTCATTTGCTTTCTCCTTTGGTTGGTTATAAAAACATACTTAGCGTCAGGCCGTGATGCAAACCATCGGCTAAGTTGTGGGTTGTCGTCCTGCATCAGAGGTGGCGGTGGCCACCCTGTCTTAGTCATTTCATTTCTCCTTTCATGCTTCACAGTGAATCGCATCGAACAATGTGCAGAGCACAGTCGGTGCGTCGTAGGATCGGGCCATTTGCTTGGCCTCTTCTAATAAATCGTCAGTCAGCTTGCGCTTGCTCAAGAACTTGATAGCGAACACGGGATCTTCGGGGTACACGCACTCGGCGATCAGGTTGATGATGTCATCGTAGTACCCAGCTTGCGCATCGTACAAGGCATCGAACAGAATCTCTGTCTCGAAGTACTCGTCATCGTCATGCCATTTGGCTGGCGTAATCAGATCGTTCTTAGCGCCCATGTCGTCCTTGTCATCCTTGTACACACCATAGCTTGACCACCATGCGGTGTTGTAGTTGTGCTTGCCATACCCATAGTCTTTGTAGTCAGGCACAGTCGGGTCACGATCAGTAGGCAGTGCCTCCCAGTCAAGCTTGGCCACGGCAATAGCAAGGGCAGCAAAGTGCACGATGTCAAGGTTCTCACGATCACCATGCTCGTTGTAGTAGCCGACACTGATGTTGGTGCACTCGGGTATGTCATCGGTGAACTCAGCGGTGTCGGTGTACACGCCTGTGTCGTCAGGAGAGTACATCAGGTTGTCGTTGTGCTCGTTGAGCGCAGACGCAAGGGCTTGGCAGAATACATCTGATGCACATCTGCCCATACCCTGATGACTGATGACGCTATCGATGCCACGCCTGTCGAATGCAATCGCACGATCGAACTGTTTCAGTAGCGGGATGTGATGCGTAGCGATGTGCTTGGCACCGATGCCACCGCACTCCTCGCCTTGGCTGAAGATGTAGTAGCCCTTGACACTTGAGTGGATGAGGTGCATGAGCATGGCACAACCCGCACCATCGTCAGCACCGAGAGGGGCGCCGTTGGCATACCAATGTGTCTGCGTCTTCTTGATGAGGTTGACGCCTGTGTTCTTGTGTACTGTGTCAACGTGAGCGATGAACAGAGTCTTGCTACCCGCACCACGAGCATCGATGTGTAGGTTGCCTGCACCATCAACGAATGTGAATGACTTGAGTTCAGCAGGCAGATGCTCGAACAGCCACGCAGTGAAGTTGGATACCTCGTGTGTTTTGTGTGGACGCTTGCGAGACAATGCCCGTTCAAGTGTACGTACGATGATGGGTTGTTGTTTACGTTTAGTCATGATTGTTTCCTTAGATTGTGTCGGTTGATTCAAGTTTGAGATTGGCATTGATGGATGCCATGTGCATCAACTCGGTGCTGATCATCTTGCGCATATCAGTGCGCACCTGATCCATGCCATGCGTAGCGATGTGGTTTGAAGGGACATCACGATGGGCAAACAGCTTGACACCATCATGCAGTATCTCCATGCTGAAGCGCACGATGTCACGCTGTATGGTGTAGTTCTCCAACAACGACACCTCACTGAGCATATCCATCGTCAGCATGGTAGCCTCGGCAGTAGCAGGGGCATAGTTGATGTGATACTTCTTGCCGTCTACCTCAACGAAGTCAATGCTATCGGTGTACCAGTTGCCTGACTCCTCGCATTGCCAGCACCCATCATTGACAAGTAAGAACTCATCGGTGTCCTCGGTACGGCAGATGCGCTCATCCTCGATGTGATACCAGTCGCCGTCAACCTCGACTGCCTCATCAAGCGGGGCATACTCGCCGTTGTTAAGCTCAACGATCTCGTTGTCATCGAGGTAGTCCACATCGTAGCTCTCGCTTTGAGAGTCGACATACACCGCATTGTCGTTGTGCACATAGTACTGATGGCCTCGTCTGCCGTACACATAGGTGTAGTCGTTGTTGAGGCACGACTCACAGACACGAGTGTCCTCACCTCGTCCGATCCAGTAGCCATCATCTTCAGAGGTACGATCACCGCAGTCCTCGCAGTCGAAGTAGTCACCGCTGTCATCCGTGGGGCAACCGCCTGTCTGATCGCAGACATACTCGCCATCACTGTCGACTACAACACACCTGTTGCCTACGTCAATCGTCACACGCTTCTCACCGCCGTCAAGGAAAGGTGCAAGGAAGTGATCGCACGTCTCGTGATACGCTAGTCGCTCGCCTTCCTGCCAGTCGTTACGCCTGTGGTAGCCCTGCTCGGCAAGCCAGTTCTCCATGCCGTTGTCTGTCTCACTGTACCCGCCGTTGGATGGCTTAGCGTATGTCCTGACGTAGTACTTCTTGTCGTCCGCAGGGCTGGTCATGCACAGTGCACGGCCAACAGTCTCATCGCCCTCGATGCGCACCGCCATGTGCCAACCATACTTGGGATCGTATGCCTCGTAGGGATGACGAGACACGCCGTCAGAACATCGGATGCCCCTGTCCTCACGCCACACCATGCAAGAGCCTGGCCCCTTGTGTAGGTGATAGATCATCTCGGCAGTGGTATGCACGAACTGATAGTGAGCCGCTGATCCATGACGGGCAACGAGATCACGAATGGTGTGATCGGGCAGAGGGAAGTGGCGGTTGAGATACTTGCCGACAGATGTCACAGTCTGTATGTTCTTCTGCCCTTTGATCTCGTTCTGGGTGTAAGCGATACGAGAGCGATCACCCTGAGATACGTGCGGATGCTCAAGCAACAGTTGATGCCAGTCGTAGGGACGAGCGAGCTTGATTGCTGCATGTATAACGGAGTGCACGGGGTAGCTGTCCATCTCACGAATGATCCAGTATCTAGCGTCACGCTTGGCTGTGATCTGCGCCATCTCATCCTCGTCATCCGAGAGATGCCATGCCCGTCTGAGAACGCCCTCAATGGTGCGGATAGCCTGAGCACCTTGAGCCATGATGGACACCATGTCTTGCCAGTCGTATGTGTTGTTTGTATCAGTCATTTGTTTCTCCTTGAGTTATGTAAAAGCGATTCAGACTGAATCGGATTTGGTTTCCTTTACTTCCTTGAGCAAGTCATACGCAATGAGGACTTGCTTGCCTGCCTCTGTCACAGCGGACAGAGAGCGTTCGTAGATGTCTTGGTTGTGTCTGTCGACATTCTCCAAGCCATTAGCGTTGATAAGATCACCAGCCTGCATGACTGCACGCCATGCGCTGAACAGATCGTTCTGAATCTTTGCGGGGTTGTTCATTACTTGTTCCTGTTGTTGATAGCTTCGAGTGCCTCGTCAGCACAGGCACGCCAAGCGGCCTCGCTTATGAAGGTGTTATCTGTTGACCACGGCGGTGCGACCTTGGTTTGTTTTGAGTAGGCGTGTATCGCCTCGATCAGATAGGCTTGCATGAGCGCACCTTGTTGTGAGTGGGACATCAGATCGGTTATGAACTGGATGTTGGTTTTGTGTTTGACTTTGCTCATTGCACTGCTCCTGTTGTGATCTCATCGATCGGGTTGAAATATGTGATGGTGAATGAGTGATGCTTCCCTAGGATGCGATCACCTGCATTGAATATGTGGAACACAAAGTTCCTGTCGATCGTGCTTCTCAGCACGTAGTCACGCATTGAGTCGGTCAAGTCCAGTGGCATGACAAGACAGCGTCCCTCCAAAGGGGTGTTGTCCTCGTGCCAGTAGCCCTCGACATTGATTAGCTTTGCTGTACTCATTTGATTTCTCCTTGTGGTTGTGTAAAAAAGATTCAGTCTGAATCGGTTTCGATTCCATTGAGCGTGTTCCATGTGGCAGGAACCGCTTCGTTGTCTGTCATGTTGGTGATTATTTTTATAGCTTTATGCATCCGTTCGATCTTCTCCTTTCGTTCATCGGTTGGTGCAACCATCTGTCTGCGCTCTAACGTGGCGATCTCTTTGTGTGTCGCCTTCAATAATCTTTGCTTGGCCGTGTCGTGTTGGGCAGATAGCATCACCCTCATGAACGGCACTTTGCGCTTGGCCTTTACCTTGTGCGGTAACTCCATGAACGCTTGACCTATGCGCTCCTTGATCTTGGGCGGTATCCAATCAACCCAATGCTCACCATCGTTGCTGATCGGTGACCCCTTGCCTGTGGCGTTGTGTTCCTTGGCTATCTGCATGGGCGTTTGATCTAACACCTTTGATGGAAACTCTAGCTTGGCCAAAACCTTTTCCATCACTGCGATGTAGGCATCGAACGCTTCAACCCTTGCCTCATCTTGCAGGGCATACCTTCGCCCAACCTTGGCGTTGTTGAGTTCATAGCGTAGCGGATCAAGTACGTTAGCCCACTCTGCCTTGCGGTGCGTTCGTGTGATGCGTTCCACACGCCTTGCTTCTTTGAGTTCAGCAACCTCATCTTTGATACGCCGTATCTCCTTGGGGTGCAGCTTACGATTGAGTAGTCGCTGGTGTAGCTCGTTTGGTTTGAGGTTAATGTAACTTTCATACATGATTGTTTACCTTTTCGGTTGTGATTATTGAGGGACTGGACAGTTTATCAGATTGCGTCCGTGTGTACAAGGCATTTGCTAAGTTTTAGGCCACCCTCAAACCCGCATGAGTACTGGCCTTCGGCTGTTTGATGCCTGACTATTTGCTTTTTTTTTAAAGTGCTAAAAGGCTTGGACAAAAATGTTTGTCCTTGCTCATGGAAAAATGCTCACCCCCATAAATACTCTCTCTTATATATATAAATAAATAAAAATAATTATATATAGGACGCAAATTCGGGAGCGCAAGCATTGGTGCGGGTTGCGGGGTGGCCTCGTTCACAGTTAGCACGCTTTACACACTGACAGTTTACAAAACCAAGATTATTGACGTCAATAATCTTAGCGATTCAGACTGAATCGGTTTTGAAGTTCAATAATCAAACAAGTCACCTTGAATCTGTTGTTTGGAGAGCCAGTGATCGAACTGTTGCGGGGTGTAGGTACGCCCACGATCTTGGAGTCTGTCTCGCTTGTAGACGTAGACGACGTACTGACTGCCTCCATTGGGGTAATAGTATTGAAGTGCGTAGCGTGTCGCACCTAGTTGAACTGTTTTGACGTCTTTGATGACGGGCATGAAGTAGTTACGCATGATGATCTCCTTGAGATTATTGAAGGGTTTGGATTTTGTGTTGGACAAGAAAAGAAACTACGCACAAGCCTCTCGCTCTGTGCGTATCTTGGAAAACGATTCAGACTGAATCGGTTTAGGCTGACAGGGCTTTGAGAACCTTGCGTTGCTCTGCGGGTGTGAGCTTCTTGAAATCGGCAATAATCTTAGCGACTTTGTCTGTAGGCTCAGTCCTGCCATTCGACTGTGCATGGCGTGTCGTACCCTTGAGCATATGCATGATGTCATTTTTGACAGTCTTTGCCGTGTTGTACTTTGCGTGAGTACTCACGAAGCGAACCTTCTCCGCCTTGATCTGCCACTCTGCACCTACCTTGGCACACGCCCACTTGATGACGATGGGTTCGCATTGCTCAAGCGTCAGGTAACCTGCATCCTTCATGCCCTTGATGAGCGTAGCACGTGAGTCGGCGAATGTGTCGAGTACTGCAAAGGCTTTGGTTTCGTTAGCGATAAGTTTTGACATGGTGTTTCTCCTTGAAATGTCAGTTGTGCCACAGGGCGAATCCCTATTGGCTGACTCCATTGTGCATACACCCCTTTCCGATAGGGGTTGAGCCACCCCAAAACGATGCAGTCTGAATCGGTTTTGACCCTATTCGATGCGTTTTCGACAGGATTCGACCCCCACCCTACCCCCACCAGCCATATGCGAAGGGGTGGCACGCACATATGGGTACACTGTTCCACACCCGCAAATCAAATTTTCCAAAAACAGGATCAAAATTCCTGACCCCAAACACTCCACCCCCTAAAAATTATAAAAAATTTCCAAGGTACCATGTCAAACGTTGGACAATACTATATAAAAAAATGCCCCGACCTTGTGAGCCGGGGCAAAAGATGGCAACTGAAACCATCAAGGAGAAGCAATGACTTGCGCCATCACCGAAAAGAAGTGTACACTAACACCAACGAGGCCACAAGTGCGACGCCAGCACTAACCCTACGCAATGCTAGAACATTTGATTTACGGCGAGTTTCATCCAGAGGTGGTCGACGCCACCGCGGAAGTCCTGTCTTTTGAAAAGGCGGATACGGCCACGACCATCGATGCCAAAGTCAAAACGGCGCAGTGGCTCAAAGACTTGGAACTTGATGACGAGGAAGTCGAGACCAAGGCGGACGCAGAAGCAGCGCGTAAATCGTTTGCCAGTATCGTGACAGGCCAATCTGTTGCAACAACGCAACAAGCTTTGGCAAATGTAAAAGCGCCAGCAGCCGTACAACATCTAGTCGGGATGCTCACTGCCTACGATTGGGCGTTTGTCGAGCAGGCCAAAGAACTCAGGGGCTACGCAGTGGCTCAGATCCTAGAAGAAGTTAAACACCCAGACGCACGGATTCGCCTCAAGGCATTAGACATGCTGGGTAAGGTCACGGAAGTCGCGCTATTTACTGAACGGGTGGAAGTTAAGAAAGCTCAGATGTCAGACGTTGAGCTTGAGATGCGCATTAAAGAAAAGCTCAACAGGTTCATGGGTGTGATCGACGTTGTCGATGTGACAGAAGACAAAGATGAAGCCTGAGAACTTCACAACCCTGAGTAAGTTGGAACTTGAGGCCATGGCCAAAGCTTTGCCGCACATGAGCGTCAAAGAAAAGATGGAGTTGTTTGACGACTTGGAGCTTCGTGAGTCCCGCGCCAAACTACAGGCGGCTAAAACAAACATGTTGGGCTTTGCCCAAGCGGTATATCCGGGCTTTAAGATCGGCCCACACCACAAGAAGCTAGCCAAGATCTTTACAGATGTGGTCGAAGGACGTAAAAAGCGTGTGATTATCAACATCGCGCCTCGTATGGGTAAGTCTGAGTTCTCGTCTTACCTGTTCCCTGCGTACTTTCTGGGTAAGTATCCAGAGAAGAAGATCATCATGGGCACGCACACTGCGGGTCTGTCTGAAGACTTTGGCCGCCGGATACGTAACTTGATTGATTCTGATGAATACCGTGAAGTTTTCCCCCAAACAATGGTGGCAGATGACCAAAAAGCTGCCGGTAAGTGGTCTACAAGCGCTGGCGGTCAGTACTATGCTGCTGGTGTCGGGGGCGCTCTTGCTGGTCGTGGTGCTGATCTGTTCGTTATTGACGATCCTCACTCGGAGCAGGACGTAAAGTCCAACAGTAGACTCGCGTTTGATACCGCATGGTCTTGGTTCCAGACGGGCCCACTGCAGCGTTTGATGCCGGGTGGCGGGATTATCATTGTGATGACCCGTTGGTCGCTCCTAGACCTGACTGGGCGCCTAATTGACTACCAAACCAAGAACCCAGAAGCAGTTCCATGGGAGATTGTGGAGTTGCCGGCCATTCTGAACGAAGACGAAGAAGACGAGAAGTCCCTGTGGCCAGAGCAGTGGTCACTTGAAGCGCTTAAGTCTACGAAAGCCAGTATTGACCCGCGTTATTGGAACGCGCAGTACATGCAGCAGCCCACATCTGAGAACTCTGCCATTATTTCACGCAAGATGTGGCGTATCTGGGAGCCGGATGACCCACCAAGGTGTGAGTACATCATCCAGTCGTGGGATACGGCGTTTGAAACGAAGAACACATCCGACTACTCTGCGTGTACAACGTGGGGCATCTTCTACAACGAGGAAGAAAATGACTCCCCCCAGCTTATCCTACTGGATGCGTTTAAAGATCGTATGGCTTTCCCTGAGCTTAAGGTGGTAGCGCTTAAGCAATACAAAGAGTGGGAGCCTGATGCGTTCATTGTGGAGAAAAAGGCATCGGGCGGGCCGTTGATTCAGGAACTCAGGGCACTTGGGATCCCAGTACAAGAATTTTCCCCAAGTCGTGGCAACGACAAGATGGTGCGAGTGAACGCGGTTGCAGATTTATTTAGCAGTGGTAAAGTCTGGGCACCTGACACACGCTGGGCACGGGAAGTGATTGAAGAGGTGGCCGCGTTCCCAGTTGGGGAGCACGACGACTACGTGGACACGACAACACAGGCGCTGCTACGCTTCAGGCAAGGCGGCTTTATAGCTTTAGACACGGATGAGAGAGACGACTCTGATCTTTTCCGCCGTAAGACACACGCATACTATTGAGGCAGACATGGACTACGAACCGTTTAAAGGCATGTCAGATGCAGAGTACTTGTTCCGCACAGGCCGCGGGTCTACCTACGCACATTTACCGGGTAGCCAAACCATCCGCAACCGTAGTGGGGCAAACCACACCGATACCACTACGGGCATGCAACCAAAGTCTACCAAGACGTTGTACATGGATCCCAAGGCGGTAACTGCTGTAGGTTCGTGGTTGCAAGACCCATCAACAGCAACCCGTTTGGTTCCTGAAATTGGTAAAGACGGAAAAGCTACAGGCTACGCTTTGGTACAAGCTACAGAAGACTTCTACCGTCCAGCATCTAAGTACGCGCCTGAAATGAAATTAGAAAAAGGGCAGGCAGTTACTCGTGTACCTTTTACGCTAGAACCAAAAGAAGGTATGCACCCTGTGGAAATCTTGGGTAGTTCGGATAGCCCCAAAGGTAGCAAAGCACGCAACGTGCATTTTGGTAACGCCATTACGGAAGTAATACCTAAAGCCGCAGGTAAGGCCGGTATTGCGGCATCTTTACTTGGCGCGGTAACTGCTGCAAAAGCAGGACAGTATGGCGAAGCCGTAGATAAAGCTACAGACTTGGCCGTGTTACCGTTTGCTGAATCCCGCACATTGAACGAAAATGAATCGGCTGAATTAGCCAAACGCAGAGCCATGGCGCCGACAATTGACAAAGCCCGTGGCGGAGCAATCAAAATGCCTGACGACTATTCTCAAGGCAACTGGAAACTTATTTAAGGAACACACATGGCAACTAACATCGACAAAGCGCTGTACCAACAACCTATGGGCATTGATGCGCTGGGCGAACAAGAGTCCCCCCTTGAGATCGAGATTGTTGATCCCGAAGAAGTCACCATTGGCATGGACGGCATCGAGATCACGCTTACGCCCGGAGAAGATGATGAGGAAGAAGGCTTTGATGACAACTTGGCCGAGTACATAAAGAGTGGCGCTTTGCAGTCGTTGGCTGGTGACTTGGTGTCTGACATTGACAACGACAAGAATGGCCGCAAGGATTGGGAGAAGACGTACGTTGATGGTCTGAAGCTGCTGGGCCTGCAGATCGAAGAGCGCACAGAACCTTGGAACGGCGCATGCGGTGTGTTCCACCCCATGATTACAGAAGCCGTTGTGCGCTTCCAAGCAGAGACAATCACTGAGACGTTCCCAGCCCAAGGGCCTGTGCGCAGCAAACTCATCGGCAAAGAAACGCCAGAGATGAAAGAAGTCGCGTCTAACGTTGAAGACGACATGAACTACGAGTTGACGGAAGTCATGACGGAGTACCGCGCTGAACACGAGCGCATGCTCTGGTCACTGCCAGCCACAGGCTCAGCGTTTAAGAAGGTGTACTACGATCCCAATTTGGGACGTCAGGTGTCGATGTTTATTCCCGCGGAAGACATGTATCTGCCGTACGGCACAACAGATCTGGACACTTGTTACCGCATCACGCACGTTATGCGCAAGACCAAGAACGAGATCATCAAGCTTCAGCAAGCAGGTTTTTACCTTGACATTGATTTGTCTGACGCACCTAAAGAGTTGACAGACATTCAGAAAGCCAAGGACAAAGAGACTGGCTTTAGTGATTTGAACGATGACCGCTACACGCTTTATGAGTGCCATGTAGATTTGAACCTTGAGGGGTACGAGGACAAAGACGACTCTGGTGAAGAGACCGGCATCATGTTGCCGTACGTTGTCACGCTGATTAAAGGCTCTAACGACATCCTGTCAATCCGCCGCAACTGGAAGGAAGAAGATGACCTCCGACTCAAGCGCCAGCACTTCGTTCACTACCAGTATATTCCGGGTTTTGGAGCTTACGGCTTCGGGCTTTTCCACCTTATCGGAGGTTTTGCTAAATCCGCTACATCCCTCATGCGCCAGCTTGTCGATGCAGGAACGCTTGCCAACTTGCCCGGCGGACTCAAGACACGCGGACTGCGCATCAAAGGCGACGATACACCAATCGCACCCGGAGAGTTCCGTGACGTAGACGTTGGCTCGGGCACAATCCGCGACAACATCCTGCCGCTCCCGTACAAGGAGCCAAGCGCCACGCTGTTTAACTTGATGCAGACCATCGTCGATGAAGGCAGGCGTTTTGCCGCGACTGCTGACATGAAGGTGTCGGATATGTCTGCGCAGGCTCCTGTTGGAACCACGTTGGCGCTGTTGGAACGCCAGTTGAAGGTGATGACTGCGGTGCAGGCTCGTGTGCACTTTGCGCTCAAGCAAGAGTTCAAGCTCTTGAAGAACATCATCCGCGACTACACAGACGCTGACTACACATACACACCTGAGTACGGCACTCGCAAAGCTAAAAAAGCCGACTATGACTTGGTGGACGTTATCCCCGTGTCAGACCCTAACGCTGCGACCATGTCTCAGCGCGTTATCCAGTACCAAGCCGTCATTCAGATGGCGCAGATGGCTCCGGACATCTACAACTTGCCAGAACTACACCGCGGTATGTTGAACGTTTTGGGTATCAAGAACGCTGAAAAACTTGTGCCAATCAAAGATGACATGAAGCCAACTGATCCAGTGCAGGAAAACCAGAATGCACTTAAGGGTACGCCACTCAAAGCGTTCTTACACCAAGATCATGCCGCGCATATGCAAGTGCACATGATGTTGCTCCAAGACCCGATGATGCAGCAGTTCATTGGTCAGAACCCACAGGCTCCCAAGATCATGGGCGCAATCACGGCGCACATTGCAGAGCACGTTGGTTACCAGATGCGCCAGCAGATCGAGCAGCAGTTGGGTATGCCACTGCCTCCCGAAGACGAGAAGTTGCCACCACAGGTGGAGATCGCGTTGTCCGGCATGATGGCTCAAGCGGCCAACCAAGTGCTGATGCAGAACAAAGCCAAGGCTGCGCAGATGCAGGCACAGCAACAGATGCAAGACCCAGTCATGCAGTTGCAGATGCAAGAACTCCAACTCAAAGGCCAAGAGCTAGAGTTGAAGAAACAAAAGATCATGATGGACGCTGCTGCCAAGGCCGATGCACAGGCTTTGAAAGAGCAAGAAGTCAGCGGCAAACTGGAGTTGGAAGCTCTTCGCACAGGTGCGCAAATCAAAGAGAGCGAATTCAAGCAACAGTTTGAACAAGAACGTGCAGGCATCCAACTGGGTGTTGACGTTGCAAAGAGCAAAGAGCAGCAGCTTTTAGACAGCAAGAGGATGGCTTTGCAACATCTTTCAACTTTCAAACAGAAAGAGCCTAAATCATGATCCAAGACTTCGTACGCGTATTACGTGAAAAATTACGCACTGACATGAATAACTATGCCGATGACTTGGCTGGGGGTTCATGCCGTACTTTTGAAGAGTACCAAAAACTCTGCGGGATTATTCAGGGTCTAGCCCTCGCAGAGCGTTATTTAATTGACCTTGCACAGAAAGTTGAAGAATCCAATGAGTGATCTTGATCTCTCCCCCGGTGCTTTTGCACTGCCTGAACCCATCCAGCCTCTGGATGCTCCCGAAGCTACTGACGAGCAGAAGGCCACGCAACTCCCAATCCCTACAGGTTGGAAGATTCTTTGCGCGGTACCCGACATCTCTGAACGAGTGGATGGTACAAGTCTGGACTTAGTCCGGCCTATTGAGAGCATGCGCCAAGAAGAAACAGCAACCACTGTGTTGTTTGTTTTAAAAGTTGGCCCCGATGCGTACAACGACACCGCCAAGTTTCCTAACGGAGCATGGTGTAAAGAGGGCGACTTTGTGTTAGTACGTACTTACTCCGGCACAAGATTCAAGATCTTTGGCAAGGAGTTCCGTCTCATCAACGACGACCAAGTTGATGCTGTTGTGCAAGACCCTCGCGGCCTGACCCGCGCTTGAAAGGAAGAATATGGCTGAACCGTACAAGTTCCCCGACGAAGTCGAAGACAAGAAGACCAATGAGGTTGAGTTTGAGATTGAAGGGGTAGATGAAGTAGAGATTGAAATTGAAGACGATACCCCTGAACGTGACAGAGGCCGCAAGCCCCTAGACCGTGAAGTGCTGGATCCAACCGATGAAGAAATCGAGTCCTATTCTGACAAAGTCAAGGGACGCATTAAAGAGTTGACCCATGCCCGTCACGACGAGCGCCGTGTCAAAGAAGCCACGATGCGTGAGAAGCAAGAGCTTGAGCGTCTTGCACAGCAGTTGATTGAGGAGAACAAACGCCTCAAACAAAATGTATACACAGGACAAGAAGCTATCATTGAGGGCGCTAAGTCAAAAGCCGATTCTGAGTTGGTTATGGCAAGGCGTAAACTCAAGGAAGCCCAAGAGTCCTTCGACACGGATGCCATCATTGAAGCCCAAGAAGCTGTGATGGACGCAAAGATTCGTGCAGAACAAGTAAAAAATTATCGTCCAACCCCTTTACAGGAAGATAATTTTGAGGTACAAACGCAACAAGCCCAACCCGCAAGGGCTGAACCGGACGAAAAAACTCTGCGCTGGCAGGCAAAAAACCAGTGGTTCGGACAGCAAGGGTTTGAAGAATACACCAGCTACGCACTAGGGCTGCATCAAAAGCTAGTCACAAACGGAGTGGATCCCCGCTCTGCTGAATATTTCGACCAAATTGATGGTCGCATGAAGTCAACGTTTCCTGATCTGTTTGGTCAGAGCGAAG